TCAGTTTCTTTTCTTCTTTTTTTTCTATCAAAATAATCAACTAATGTTTTTGATCTACCAAAATCAGATTGTTGTATTTTTTGATTTAAACTTCTGATACCACCAGGGACGTCACCTAATCTTTTTAAAAGACCAACACCTGGTATAAAATTAGAAAGAAAATCAAACAGTTTAGCGATACCAGTTTTATTTTCTTTTACCTCATCAGTTTCATCAGCTTCATTAGCTGATGGTAAAAATTGAAAGTTTGTTCCTTGATCGCTTGGTGTATTTCGAGTAAAGCCTTGTGCAATATCTTCAGGAGTTCCAAAAGTGCTTGCTGCTGATGATGCAGTAATGCCTGTTTGAACATTTGTAGGAAATATACTTTGTAAAGATCTAGGATTAAATGTATTAGTATTATTTGGTAAATTTTGTTCCTTAATTACTTGATCAAATACATCATTGGTTTGTAAACCAGGAACATTGTATTGATTAAGTATATCTGTAGTATTTATAAGAGGGATATTTCTTATTATGTTACTACCTGTATTTGTTCCTACAATTCCTGATTGATTTTCAAAAGGTCTTAATAATTTATTTAATTGTAAAGCTATAATATCTGTTTCTCTTGCCATTATCTTCTTCCATCCGGTTGTGTATCTAATCTAAAAGTTCCTAACTTCCAACTTTGAGAAGCTCCTGTGTTAGCTACTTTTAGAGATATTGCTCGTGCTCTTGCACGAGTATCTACTTTACTAGTAGATGAGGTAATTGTAAAGGGTCCTAATGAAGAACCTGCATAACTATCATTTGGATAATTACGTAATTGTAGTGTTATTTGTGTGTTTCCTGTTTGTGATAAGAAGTCAGGCACAAATCTTCTTATTTTCATAATGTGTTCACCATCCCCTTTAAAAGTTGCAACCCCTGAAGCCTGACCCAAGGCACTTCGTTGTTGTGTAATATCAAAATCTCCAGATTCAATATTAGAAGTAATAGCTGTTGTAGCTCCACCTTTTATTTGGTCGGTTCCTGTTTCATGTTCAAAGTATGTTGTGCAACCGTCTGTATTACCGACCACATCATAAGAATCATTACTATCTGCATCATATTCTGTAGCATGTGGTAAACCAAATATAGCTGAGTCTTTCCATGTTCCTCGAGCTAGTGTTCCTGTAGTCCATACAGGTCTTTGTGGACTAGAATCAAAGTAGTTATAAGTTACACATCTGTCAATAACTGTAGATCCCTCAGAACAATAGAACCAAGTAATCTCACCAAACAAATTATTTAAACCTGCATTAATTAACTGTGATGCCGTAGTGTTTAAATTAGTATAAACAAAATCTTCTACCAAACAAATCATCGATTCTAGATTACCTGCGTATTTGAAAAAACCATTTTCTGACATCCAGTACGCAGCACCATCAACTTCGATTGCAGCGTTCTGTCCTATCAATCCACAGTTTGTACCTACTTGTGCAAAACCAAATGTAAATGGTGAACCTATAAAACGCATCGTAAACAAAGATGTATCTGACCATACATAGATAGCATCTCTACCTCTAACTGCTCCTACAATTCTTGATCCATCTGCTAGCCTTTGTGTACCAGCCGTATTGGTTGCTGTAGGTGTATAAGAATTTATATTTTCTTGATCAGAGAATCTTATAAACATTTCATCTTGAGTAGTTTTATCACCTATAGTTGTTTCTGTTCCAAAAAATACTAAGTGTCTATCAGGTGTAGATACAATCATATCTCTTGATGCAGTTGGTGCACCAGATATAATGGTTGCTCTTGTTGCTGTAGCGTTTGAAGCATCAGCGTTCCATTCAAAAACTTCTCCATTATGAATTAATGCAATTACAGTTTTACCAAAAGCATCAATACTCCATAAACCTGGATCAAGAACTAAGTCTCCTGATGCCGCTTCACCCCATGCAACATAATCTGATGCATTAGTAACTGTTGCACCATCAGAGTGTGCAGATCGTGTAGAGTTTCTAACTCCTCTTGTAATTCCTGTTAAGTCGTTTCCAGAAATACCTGTATAAGAAATTTCTTCATTTCCAACTTGAATATAATTTGTTCCTGAAGATGGGAAATTAGTTGTGCTAGTTAGTGTAATAGATGTTCCCGATCCACCTGTTCCTGCTGTATCATCTAATAACGCACCATTTAAAGTTGTAGTCACAGCTCCTGATACAGTACCACCAAAAGAACCTAATCCCCAACCAAAACCTGGTAATTGTTCTGCAGGTCCAACAGAATAATAAGACTGAACTCTAATACCACCGGACGCTGTGGCTCCTGACCCAGTTTCATTTGATGGCATTGTAATTGTAATCGTAAGTGCTGTAACAGAAGTAACCATAAATTTTTTATCATCAAAGTCTGACGCACCAAAATTAGAGTTAGTTATTGCAGTGAAATTATCTAAAAGCACAATATCGTTTGCATTTAAATTGTGTGGAGTTGTAAAAGTAATTGTAACTTCAGCTGATCCATTAGTAGTTGTAAAAGCGTTAGTTAAGGTTGTAGTCGCTCTTATAGGATGTATATCATAGAAAACACCACCAGTATAAGCATACAAAATTCTGTTTGTTCCTATAATTGAGTACTTAATACCTTCTTTATTAACTAAATGAAAAAGAGCTCTTGCTGCACCAGTTAATTTATTGTCACCTAACTGCTTCCAACCACCTATTTTTTCAGGCGTACCATATCTAAATCTTACATTATCGCCACCAACCCATTGTCCTTCGGCTGTGGTTTCTGTAATTTGTTTATTGAATCCAGGTTGAAATCCTATCTTTTGTAACATATGGCCTCATTATATAGAATATTTAAAGTAAATCTATACTATATATTATGGTTTATATCAAAGTTAAAAATAACTGAAGTTTGAATTAAAAGCTATTACAGTCTTTCTTTTTTTGTTGACTGCAGGAGCACTGTGTAGCAGATGAGCTGGAAACGTAATAATATCTCCTTCGTTAGCTGTATATTCAAATAACTTATCTCTTACTTTAACTTGAGTTATGTCTTTAGAAGACGGTAGTTCTATAAAATATACATTTGCCCAATTAGTGCTTTCGTGATTATGAAACTTATGATAGGTGCCATCGTGATACTGTTGAAACCAACCATTATCAATGTGCCACTGATCTGCTTTAAAATGTTTTTTCTGTTCATTCATAATTGGATCAATAATATTGTCGTAAAAATAATGTAGATATTTTCTAGGGTGATCTTTAGGAACTAACCAATCTGATTTACTGTTTTGTTGGGATTGACTTTGTGGCATTTCATCAATTAAACTAAGTAATATCTTTTTATGTTTTTTATGATTTTTAACTTTAGATATTAAAAAATCACATGTTAAATTAATTACCTCCATTTAGGACCTCCTATAAACATGGCTAAAGTTTTTCTAACGCCTTTAGTTACAGGTGTAACTTCGTGATTTACAAAACCGTGAAATAATACCATAGATCCAGGTTCTTTAAATTGATCTATAACAATCTCTCCTTGATAAAATATTTTTAAATCACCACCCTCATATTTATTTTCTGATACATTTATTAGTAAAGTTCCTTTTATATCGAACCCTGCTGTTTTAGGTTCTTGATCTAAATGCCATTTGTAATGATTTTTTTGTTTTGCAGTATAGGTAGTTAAATTAATAAATTTATCATCAGGATAAGGATAGGTAAGAAAGCCAAGGTCGTGAGTTAGTACATAATCAGCAAACCCATATACTTTTTGTAAATAAGGTTTTACCAAACTCCATCTAATTAATTTTGTACTTTGATCTTGTTTTAGACTATCACCGTTTACTGTGGCAACCACCTTATTGGTTTCTTCTTCCGAATAGTTATTAAGAACAAACTTATTGAGGTCTTTTATTTGTTTTTTATTAAACTGTGATGGCCAATAAAAATAAGGAGCTATCATTATTCGTAACAGTTCATATCAAAAGATATAATGTTCCTTTCTTTTTTTAACAAATTAGGTTCTACAAAATGTAAAAGATGTCCTGGAAAAATGATTAGTGTTCCTTCTTTACATTCTATTTTTCTTAATTTAGTTTGACCATTTGTTTCATTTGGCCATGGCGCAATAAAAGTAGTGGAGTTTTGTTCTTTGTCTAAATCTAAATATAATATTCCACTGTACATAACTCTACCGTGATGGTGAGCTATCTGATAGTCATGTTGTTTATATTTTGCAATCCAAGAATCTACTATATTCATATTTTTAAAACCACATTCATTACCAAATAAATTAAACTCATCATAAAATATGTTTAATAATATGTCGGTAAGATTGATATTAGATTTATCAAATCTTGTAGTTTCAAAAGATGTAAGATTTCTTCTATGATATTTAAAATCTTTAATATGTTCTTTTAGTTTTTTCTTTTTAGTCTTCCAGTTTTTTACTTGTGTAACAAACGCATCTATAGAAAACAATGTCTCTATCATTTATCCTCCTCAATTGTGCATATACAAATCATTCTAACTTCATGATCTTTTCCAGGAGAACCTGCAGCATGATAATTTTCTCCGGGGAATATAATGTACTTACCTTCTTCTGCTGTCATTTCTTTAATCAACTCTTTAGCTTTGTATGGATCATATCTATCTTTGTTAGATACTGGTGGATTGCTTTTATAAGTTTCTTTAAATAAAAACGTAGATCCTTTAGTAAATTTGTTTAAATATATTATAATATTTGTATGTGGGAAAGTATGATCAAAATGTGTATTAGAGTATTTTTGTTTAAAATAAGTTGTATAGTTTAATGCTGCTCTTAATATTCTTTTAATTTTAATCTTATGTTTTTTACATAATTTTTTTATTATGTCTGTAAAAAGAAAATAATAATCAGAGTTTATTCTATACCCTTCGTCAGTATCATAATTATATCTTGGTAATAAAGTATGAGTTAGACAAGGATAATTTTTTTGAAATCCGTAAACAGGTTCTGGGTAATAATACCAGGGAAACATATTGTTGTTAACAACATTAGTTTTTATTTCTTGTAAATCTTTTTTAGTAATATAGCCCTCTCTTATTTTTACCATTTTTCGTATATCCTTTTTGGGTAAGTTAAATCATTTGCTCCATCATAAGCTTGATCTACGTTTGGTCCTTTTGCATCTACATAATGCATAAATACCTGACAACACGTTTCACCTTTATAAGCTTCTCTCCAATGTTCAAATTTACTACCTTCATAAAACACAGCTTCTCCAGGTTTACAACTATATGCTTTACCATCCATAAATATTGGCCAATCAACATCCTGCCAA